TTTGCTTAAAGTATTATTCTGCCCAAGGCAAGCCAGCTACAACACTAGGCTCTTTCATATCAGCAATAACTGCTTCTAGCTGCGCTTCTACAACGTCTTTTTCGACCTTGCTAAATACCCAACCTAAAACTGTATCTTCTGTTAGAGAACCGAAGTCAGTGCTTGCAGGCTGTGATTCTGGGTCAAAGCTAAGAGTGCCGTAAGCGCCATTGCTAAACTCACCATCTACAGCATCGACACCATAATGGACGACTAATACATAGTCATCAGCGGTCTTACGTTCTAATTGATTAATTTTCCAAGTAAAATCAGTCATTATTGAGTCTCCTAAATGGCTGCAATAATAAAGGCTAATAATTCACTGTAACGAACACCCATGCGAGTACGCTCTAAAGCACCCTCTGGGGCTTCATCAAGAGTATCGAATGTATCTGTTACAGTGTGTTCTTCGACAGCTTCTACGGCCTCTACAGCCTCAGAAACTAGGTTTTGCTCAGTACGTTCTGGCTCAACTTCATTACCATCTTCGTCTAGTACAGCAGGAATAATAACTTCTTCGTACACAGCATCTTGAGCTTCTACAGCTTCAACAGCAGGGATAACACGCTTTTCTTCCCACCATGTAGTTGAGATAAACATGGCGTATCTGCCAGCGTCTAAGCCCTCAGCTTCAAAGGCCGCTTTCAAGTCTTGGGCAATGATACCGAAGTGAATACGAGCATCATCACCTTTTTCTTCAACAGCATCTTTCCAACGGAACTTACGCATTAGTCCTTTACAGGCTATAGCGACACGTTGTTCAGCATCAGATAGTTCTTCAATATCTTGCTTTTCGTTGCGGTCAGAAGTCTGGATAGAGCCGTTGGTGGCGTATATGTCATCGAAACGGCCTGAACCTATGTTACCCAAATCAATTTGGTTATCCGCATAAGTGCCATTTCTAAAGGGTACTACCTGATTTGGCGCAAACTGCAACCCACTAGATGATGCTCCAGAACCTTGCATATAGGTTCTGCCACTCAACGTACCAATACTACCAACAGTGCTGCCATCCTTGCGGAGTGTAATAAGTGTTCCGTCTGAGGATTTCCTGTTAATCTCAACAGGTGTATTACCATCTCTCGTAACACCAATGAATCCACCATATGAACCAGAGGAAATAGCAACACCCTCAGAGTTATCCCCAGCTGGGTTACTTACAGTAGTACCAACAAGTACATTACCGCTACTATCCACCCTGAGTCGCTCGGAGTTGTTAGTTCTAAGTGCAATATGACTATTAGCCCATTGCGTCAGCCCATGTGCTGAAGTTGAGTAAATGCCTGCGTAATTAGTACCCCCGTGACGCAAAGTTATGTCCGCACCTGAGCTTCCGTCAAGTATCTCACTGCCCCAGCCACTTGCGTTATTGATATGCAATTTAGCACTAGGCGAGCTAATCCCAATACCTACGTTGTTACCTAAAGGATTAATAGATAAAGGTTGGCTACTGAAAGTTTGAATCCATTTGTAACCACCAGTAGTTCCGTAATCACCTATGCCAATTCCATTACCAGTAGGTGCGACATTTCCTTGTATATTTGTATTACCGTTTACATCTAAAAGAAACTGAGGTGTTTTACCTATACCCAAGCTCTCAGCACTAGCATCCCAGAAGAACTTAGCAGTTGTGCCTGTGTCCTCGTAGAAGCTGATGTCATTGCTAAAGTCAAACTTCATTATGTTCTTGTTATTGAACTGAAACGTGCCTGTTCCAGAGCCGCCCGACGCTTGTATAGAAACTCCGTAAGCGCCGTCATTTTGCGGAAGGATGTCTAAAGTTGCAGTCCTTGTTCCCGAAGTTAATGTGTTTTTAACAGTACCTTTAACATCAGTAGTATTGTTCTCAACACTAAGCCCATCCATCGTGGCTGTGCCTGATACGTCTACGCCAGAAGAAGTAGTGGCAAGCTTTGCGTTTCCTGCATGATATATGGTTGAAGCTCCACCAGAAGTGCCTTCAAAATAGTTAGAGCCACTATTGCTTTCTAAAACAACATTACTTTCACCACGAAGGAAAAGAACACCAGAGCCTACATCTGCAATATAGCTATGTGTTCCATCATGATAAATCTGTAGATCATCAGACGCACCGAACTTAGCCTTACCATTGTCAGCTAGAGATAGGTCTCCTGTAATATCTACACCAGTAGAAGTGGTCTTTAGCTTGGTAGAGCCAGTGTGCTTTAGAGTAGCAGCGCCAGACTTGCCCTCTATGTCATCAATCTTGCTATCTAGCGTATCTAAGTTAGTGTTTAACTTAGTACCCCAAGTATCGTCAGAAGCACCCACCTCTGGCTTAGTCAAAGAATAGTTTGTAGTGTTAGTGTCAGCCATTTGTGAGACCTCTTAGTTGGTATAACCCAATTATACTATATTTACCCAAGATTCTGTATCTTGTGTTAAATTGTTCCAATTCTGCTCATCTTTTGCTATCTCAGCATAAGATTGCTCGTCTTTTGCTTGCTCTACCCAAGCCTGTAAATCTACTACCTTGTCTGACCATGATTGGTCATCTTTATCAATAGATTCGTACCTATAGCGTATGTTTCCATTAGGAATAATACTGATACTAGAAGCACCAACACCATCAAATATACGCAAAACATCACTGCTAGTAGTGAACTCAATACTAGAGTTACCACCAATACCAGCAACAACATTAGCAACTCCATTTGTTGTAACCTCTATACTAACAGAGCCATCACCTAACTTGATACCAGTAGCACTACCCTCAGTCTCTACTGTAGCAACAGCAGCACCACCAGATAAGCGTACACCAAGCAGATCGCCATAGGTACTGATAGATATGCTAGAGCTACCATCAGGCAATGCAATTAGCTGACCTTCTCCTGCTGTCGATAACGTGATACTTGATTGACCTGTACCACCATTTACCAACAACGTACTACCAGAAGTAGTAACACTGATACTAGCTGTAGAAGTAATACCTTCTATCAGGTCAGAATCAGCAGAAGTGCTAACGGATACACTACTACTTGCAGACGCATCTACATAGTTCTCAGAGCCATAAGAAGCTACGCCATATAGCGCAGCACCATATCCGTTATTTACTGGCATATTAAGCTACTGTAATGTCTAGCTCACCAGCATTGAAGCGTAGTGTGTCACCAGATGCAACAGTCTTGGATGCAGTCAAAGTGCCATAACAAAGCATATTGCCACCACTTACAGCATCAGAGATAGCAAAGTGTGTAACAGTACCCCAAGAGCCAGTAGCCTTTGGGAACTCGACATTTGCAGTATTGCTTGCAGTGTCACCTGTTACAGTAAATGCCATAGACTGACGAGCATAAGAGCCACCAGATACCTCAGTACCAGCGCCAGTGTCATTAGGTGCAGTTTTGTATAGACCTACATACAAAGTAGTAGGAGCAGTATATGCTGTGCCGCCAAAGACGTGACCAGCAATCTTGTTTTCCAAGTAGTTAGTAGCTTGGCTCATATTAGTAACCTCTAATAGTCATTTTAAGGCCGCTACCACTAGCAACCGATTTCCTGCTGTTGCGATTAGCACGATCTACAGCAGCACGATATAGAGCTGCCCAACGCTGCTCCATCTCAGTATCCATTAAGTACATACCAGCTTGTAGTAGTGTACCATAAAGGTATATATCTGGGTATTTAGTCAGAACCCAGTTAGTTGTATTTGAGTCAGACAATGCACCAGCATCAGCAAAGTAAGCAAGGTCAGCAGAATAGTTACCATCAGGAGTAGGGTATAGCTCTAACTGGCCTGCATTGTGAGTGTAGAACTCAGGAGCGCCAGAGGCATCTTCGTTAGCTGCTCTCATGCTTTGCATTTGTGCGCGTGACAAGTAACGCATATCACCTGTACCGCCAGCATTAGTATGTATTCGTATTGTCTCTACCCAGTCACTAGGTAAGCCAATAAACTGACCATCTAACGTAGTCTCTGCTCGCTTCTCACCACGCCAATGACGTAACTCATCGCTAATAAAAGACTCTGCTAGTCGGATAAAGTCTGGAATCTGTGTGTCCAAGTCATCACGATTTAACCAACCAGATACCGAACTCTTTAATTCTGTGTAATTAGTAATAGCCATGTTACTGCCCTATTGATCCATGTTTTTCTTTGGCATACTGCATAGATAATCTATATAAATCTTCCATGCTTAGTCTGCCTACATTGGCATCGTATGCTTCAACCCCTGCTATATTCTCGTAGTAGTCTTGTATAGAGTCCTGTGGACGCTCATCATAATCACGAGACTGGTAATGACGAGCCATACGCATAAGAGAATCTTTTGGGAATCCTCTTGCTGCTGCATCATAGCCGCCAGCAAAATTAATTGCCATATCCATAATAGATCTATCTGTACGCTTGTCATCAGGGTTCATGCGCTTATAGTAATTAGAGAAATGCTCAGGGAAGCCACCATGCTTTGCTGACTCTAACGGACGCTTGATAACTTCCTGCAACTGCATATCAGAAAGATACTGTAATAAACCATAGTCTTTGAAAGGATCTTGTTGCATAGTAACCTCTATGGCATCAGCTCTAAAGCCATACCTAATTTATCCATAGCGTCTGCTTCTTCACCATAAGCCCAGCGATTCAAGACATTAGGAGTAGACTCAAACAGAGACCCTATTGGTGTATCAATAGAGCCTAGTAAACCAGCAGCACGTTGCAGTCTTGGGTTTCTAGCAGCTTGTATACTACCTACATCCCTAGTATCTGTTGCGGCTATCTGCGCTGCTCTGGCATCATCAGGACTCAAGGCGTACATAGCAAGTAAACCTGATCCAGTTGTAGGTAGGAATCTGGATGCTAGTATGCTAGAAGATGCTTGTTTTGTTGGGTCAAATTGAGCGTACTTTGATCGAATGTTTTTAGGGTCAAATACAATAGTATGAATTGTATCAGGATCTACTTCCATGCCCCTAAAAATGTCACCTTTATGCTTAATGCTATCAAAGCCTGCATCCTCTACAGCTTGTCTATATACTTCATTATTGATAAGCCGACCCATATCGTCATCAGCGTACCATTGTGTAGAGCGCATAATATCATCTAGCTTTGTTGCGGTTATACCATCAAAATCTTGAGCAGTCATAACAATATTTTCAATTAACTCATCAGACTCAAACCCATAATCATCTGCCTGACGCTGCAAAGATGATATAAAATCAACAAGCTCTCCTTGCGGATCTTCATACGACATAGCATCATGGTAACGCTCGTCAACAAGCTCCTCTATAGCATCCTCAAAAGCATCATCATCTTCATAGTCAGCTCTATCTATCTCATCTCTGATCTCATCAGCTAAGTCATCCCTATCAGGCAGGTCTCGCTCATAACGCATAAACGTGTCATCGTTTGTGCCTAAATCATAAGTCTTGCCTGTTTTTAGCTTTACAGGGTACATAGAACCTAGATTGTCGCCAGCAAGCTCTTTTGTAGCAACCCTACGTTTAAAGTTATCAAAAACTTCAGAATTACCAGAAGCTATTTTCTCTGCTTCTTTTTTGCTCATTTCTGGGTAAGATTCAAGAAGATCATCAATCTCGTATCCATCAAGCATTGAATCAAGCTCATCCATCCTTTGCTCAATCCTGCTTGTAAGGTCTGGCCCCATGCCAGCATAATGTCTGCTAGCGTCATCAGCACTACTCGTAAAATAATGAGAAGCGCCAAAGTGACCCTCTGGATTTAAGGTTTGAGCTAAACTAAAATCTTCTATATTGTAGGTTGATCCGTGAAAAGCATCATCATCAAATGACATAAGGCCAGCATCACGCATTCTTTCTTGTGTCGGCTTTATAGGCTGATCTAACAAGCCCTTGACTGCCTTCTTTCCACCTTTTGCGCCTGCGCTAAGTAAACCCATGATACAACCTAACAAATTAAATTAGGTCAATTATACCACGCCTTTAAGTCCTCGCCTAATAGGTCTGCGCTGACGATTACCATGTCTGCCTAAGTCGCCTGAAGTAAATGCCTGTGCCATCTGTCTGAGTGCGTCAGCAGCCTCAGAATGACCTTCAGACTTATCAGGCACATGACTCCATCTCTGCTCACTATTAGACCACTTACGTCTATATGATTTGAGATGATCTAAGCCAGCAGCACAGGATACATCATCAATGTAGATATATGGGAACATATCAGAAGTTTGTTGAATACCCCAGTTAAGCTCTGGGATACGAGGAACTATGTGCCACTTAGCACTAGGCATAAGCTCTTTAAGCATCTGTCTAGGTGACTTGTTACTATTCTGGCCCTGTCGTGTGTGGTCAGCATCATGTGGCAAGTACATATCCTCATAGATAAGGTCTAATGACTTTAACCACTTAACAGCATGATTGTATGGCTCACCCCATGACTCATAAAAGTGTATGCAGCGAAACTCCATGCCTACCTTTTGCACTACCCAGATAGCAGTACCATCACTGTTACCTATATCCCAGAACGTCATACAAGGCTGTGACTCAACAACTGGCATACTACCTATACGACCATCAGCATAAGACTTATTAATCTCTCGTAGCCAAAATGCGCCTTCTGGGAACTCTAGGAAGTCACCTTCCCAAACATGACCATAGGTATCTGGTCTGCGCTCTAAGTCCTCTTTACGCTCTTGATCTAGTACATCAGGAAACCAAGGGTTATCAGACCAGTTTACTTTTACTATCTTACTATTCTCAGGAGCTTCTAAACGGAATCGCTGGTGCGTAGCTGAATCCTTTTTCTCTGGATTCCATGTTACCCATATCTCTGAGCCTTCTTCACGCACAGTAGGTACTAGCTTACGCCATGCAGACTCAGATACGCTCTCTGCTTCGTCTACCCAGCATAGGAGTAACTTAGCCTTAGACTTGATGCTATCAAGGTTATGACGTAATCCAGCAAAGACGTATTTGATGTTGCCGTCCTTACT